CGGACGACCTCTAAGCTCTCAAGCTTCTCAAAAAATATCTCAAGGCGCCACTGACGTACCATCTACTGGTGGCGGAGGAGCAGGTGGCGGTGGTGGCAACGATAACGTAATTGCGGACAATGGTCGTTCTAGGTCTGCTATGTACGCGTCTGCAGCCATACCTCTTGCCAAAATTGCTAGCAACGCTATGCCTAGCGTACCAACCGCGGTTGAACAAGATTTCTTAACCCAACGCGCCGCATTTTATGGAATAGGTGGGGGAAACCCAGCAGCAGTAAATTCACTGCAGAAGCAACTTGCTAAGCAAGGTTTTGCTTTAAATAATATGGATACCACCAGAGCTTTACTTATGGCTCAGAGCACAGGGCTTACTGGTGTTGGTAATCTCAATCAAGTTATGCAAGGAGCAGCTACAGCTTCTCAAATAACCCCAGGTATAGGTATTACTGAAGCAACTTCCGCCATTGGTGGAACTATGAACTCTGCTAATACCGTTAACCTTGCCCGCACAATTGGTATTAACATCCGTCAATCTGATGGAACAATGCTTCCATTCCCGCAGATGGTAGACAAGATTTGGGCTTTTATTAGCCGCAATAGCAACGGCCAAGGTATGGATAAGCAGTCGCTTCAATACTCTATGCAACCTGGCTACGGTATTTATAACATGTTAAACGGCCTCTTTAATGGAGACCCAGTTATGATTAAAATGGTTTCTGATGCACTTCTTGCAAAAGCAAGTTTTGGTGGAAAGCCATTAGGTAATATAACAACCTCTGAAATGGTTAAGGCTGGAATTCAATCAGCAACCGTTAGAAACATTGCTAGTCAAAATGCCGCTGCAACTGGGACTCTTGTTTCCACAGCCGCAACTACCGCTGGTGGCTACGCTGGAGCGGCTGACATTGGCACTGGTATGAATAACTTAGCCTCTGCTATGAGTGATTTAACAGCTGTGCTAGGTGGTGGTAAAGGGTTCTTATCAGGAGTAACAGGGCTTGGTAATGGAGCTATGGGCTCAGCTTTAAAACTTGGTGGCGGTTTTGGACTAAGTTCCCTACTTAAAGGTGGAACATCATCTATCTTTGGTAAAGAAATGCCAGCTATAGTGGAAAAGATATTGCCATTTTTACTTGCTGGATTTTTAGCTGAAGGTGGACCAGCTGACAAGTCAATGCCATATGTTGTTGGTGAAAAAGGACCAGAGCTGTTTATTCCTAAAACAGATGGAACTGTGCTACCTAATAGTATGTTTAAAGCTGATGGCGGTGGGGTTTCTTCTTATGGAGCATCTGGTTCTAAAACAGCATTATCAGATGACCAATTAAAAAATGTACTTAAAGCAGCAGGATTTAAAGGTAGTAGCTTAGACACAGCATTTCAAGTTTCTCGTATGGAATCTGGTGGTCGTCCTAAAGCATTAAACCAAAACTCTGCCACTGGTGATTATTCGCAAGGTCTTTTCCAAATAAACATGATTGGTGATTTGGGAAGACAAAGAAATGCACAATATCTAAAAGACTATGCATCTATTGGATACACAGGCCCTGAAAGCCTTTATGATCCAAAAATTAACGCTAAAATTGCATACGATATTTCTCATGGTGGAACTGTGTGGGGTAATGCTTGGACCAATACAGCAGCAAAACTTGGAATAGCTGGCGGTGGTTACTCTGCTGGTGGTGGTTCTGCTATGTCAATGAGTATTAATGATGCTACCGCAGCCGCTAGATTTCAAGCCGCACAAGCTGCCGCTTTTGGTGTAGCTGCTGGTGGTGTTGGTGGTGGCCTTAGTGGTGCTAACTACAACTATAATCTTGGTGGAGTTACCATACAGATAGTAGCTGCCAAGGACCCTACCAAAACTGGTGCCGCTGTTTCATCCGCAATTAAGAATCTAGGTAAGAGCTAATATGACATCAAAACCTTTAAAATCAGGAAAAGGCGCCGCTGCTGGAACTAGCACGGGTTGGAGTAATCCTGCATGGGCTGGTGTAACTGGGCAAGGAAACACCTATAAAAAAGCCACGCTTCCAACATTAAAACCTGATACAAATTACGTAAACCCTGCGTGGGCTGGCTATATTGATGCCGCTAAAAAAGGAAAATCGTATCAACAAGTACATGCAGATGCAATTCCTACATATGGTTCTGGTGCATATGTAATAGCGTATCGTGAACGTGAAAAACAAGTAAAACCTAGTTCAAAAGGATCAGGTAAAGGTTCTGGTTCAAGTGGAGACACTTCAGTACAATATGTAAGCCCAAATTTAATGAAATTTAATTTACCGCCACATCAATGGAGTTTGCCTGTAAACCCTTCTAATTTAGATACATCAAACTATGTAAATAGTAATTCAGTAGATCACAGTAAACGCAGAGCTATTATGTGGTATTACGGAGGAGCGGATACAACAGATGCTGGCATTCTACTTGGAGCTAATACTGCTGGATCAACCGCCTCTCAAACAACGGCCACTGATGTTTACAAGACTACCCCACAAGATAACTATTGGGGTTTTCAATTTTTATGGAATCCTCAAACATTTCAAACTGTTTTAACCAGAAATTCAAACGTAGTACCAAGTCTTTTAGATAAACATGCGCCTTTAAACGGGTTGTTTACTGCAATGGAATCAATTCAATTTACTATAACAATTGATAGAGTAAACGATTTTGCGTTTTTAAGAGGTTTATTTGCATATTACTCCACAACAGCAAGTTCTTTAAATATTACTAAAAACGTTTTAGCTGATGCCGCGTCTCAATACTATACAAATGGATATCCTTCAAATCCTAATCCTAAAGAAGACCCAGCTGATCAGCTTAATGCTTTGATGACTATGGGAACAATGGCGGATATTGAATATATTTATAAAATGATTAATGGTTCTGGTCAAAAAGGAAAAGTATGGACAAATGGCTTAGGACGACAAACTGCAGACCTTGCCTTTTTATCCCCAACAGCTATTGCTTTAAAACTTGGACCAAATCCAGATAGCTTGTCTTATGTGGGTTGGATTGAAAGCCTTAATGTAAACCACACCATGTTTACAGAAGATATGATCCCTATCCATAGTGAAGTAACAGTAACCTTCAACGGCTTCTCACGTGTAGCCCTAACGAGTAAGAACTAATTATGACTATATACAAAGGTTCTAGGTATGAATATTCTGTAATTGATTTTGTTTCTACAAAATTAAACGGTGATGCAAATCCTATTGTATTTTATGAATTTACTGATATAGGTAAAGTTACGTACTACGAACACACCTATATTCAAGGCGAACGTCTTGAACAAATAGCGGCTAAATATTATAAAAATCCACAGGCCTGGTGGTTAATTCCTGAATACAATCCACAAATAACAGATTTTACAAATATACCTACTGGAACAATATTAAAGATACCAAATGTTTAATTACGTAATAGCTGATTTTCCTAACACATCAACGCCCCCAGCCTATGTGTATTCTTTAAATTTATATCAAACTAGATATGAGCACGAAATTGCTGTGCTTCAATTTAGAGATTGGGGTGTTGAATACGACGCTGTTCAAACAGGCTCTCCAGTAACATTTACTTTAAATGATTCTGGAAAAGCTAGAACCTTTTATGGGTATGTCCACCATGTCAATGTAGATCGGGAACCTGGTTCATTTTTAACTGAAGTTGTAGTTTTAAGTTCATCTATGCTGTTAAAAAATCAATCTCAAAAAGTATGGACTAATCTTTCAGCCGATGGAATAATCCAAAACATAGCTAATGCTAATGGATTTGTAGCATTTACAATACCTCACCCACGTATCTACGATCAAGTAGCCCAAGCTGGGCACACTGATTGGGAAATAATGGTAAGACTAGCTAAACAGTCTGGTTATAGCTTACGCACTGAAAATACTGAAATTTACTTTCAACCACTTCTTTATGAGTATGAAAATAAAAAAAGTGAAGCTCCTTTGTTTGTAATGCGAGATGCTAATGATCCAAACGGTTCTAGTATTTATTCTTTTTCTCCTACTATAAGTGAATCATTGGACTATGACGGGGATAGTAAGGCAGCCATTGCTATTTCTGGTTTTGATTCAACAACAAATAGCAGCATTTCTTCTACTTCTCAAAAACCTAATAAAAATACTAAATTAAAATATTCTCGTGAGTTTTTTGATAAATACGATACAAGTGTTGTAGCCACTAATCCGTTGATTGCTCAATACGAGTCTGAAGCTGCGGAGAATAGAAGTCAGTTCCCTTATAGGGCAGTAGCTGAAGTGGCTGGAGACCCTTCTTTACGCCCAGACCTTCCAGTTTATTTAGAAGGAGTCGGTTCTATTTATTCGGGGTATTGGACAATACTTGGAACTCAACATGTCGTTGTTGAAGAGAAAAGAAATAGTCATAAGTACACAACAATGCTTTATTTGGGTTCAGATTCATTAGGACCTAATACTGCCTATAACAATGGTAAAGCTATACAAACTCCAAACGCAACAAGGTCAAGGACCATAATCCCAGGGGTTCGCCAAACAAATATTGTTCCTAAAACCAGAATAGTTAAAGTGGCACCAAACCTTGGTCCACAAAATAAAGGTTCTTTTGGAAAAGTAAAAAACAGAGCTAAAAGTAATTTAAGCAGTCCTGTATGGAAAACAGCAACTGCTACCCTTAACCCTGTACAACAACCAAATAAAAGTACAAGTTCTCAAACAAAAAGATTACTAAATAAGACACCAGGTATCCTATGACGTACGATAAAAGATTTTATGGCATCTACGAAGGTCTTTGTACTAACAACGAAGACCCAGACAATCTATACAAGATTAAATTAAAAGTACCACAGGTTTTGGGAGATTATGAAACTAACTGGTCGGCTGCATGCTTACCTGTTACAGACAACTCAACCCATGATGCGCATACAGATGTGATCACTAGTAGCAGCGCTTTGTCAGGATTATCTGCCCATACCCACACAGTTACATTAGATGCATCGCACTCTGACCATATAAAGGTGCCAAAAGTAGGACAAAAAGTTTGGGTGATGTTTATAGCTGGAGACCCTAATTTTCCAGTATGGATGGGAGTAGGACTGAATGAGTAAAGCAATTTCTTTGCCGTTTTCTTTTGACGTTAATGGGTCTGTGGCAAGCACCCAAGACCAAAAGAAGATAATACAAGACCGAATAGTTCTTGCACTTATGACCTACACCAGTGAGCGAGTAATGCGCCCAGGATATGGCACCAATATAAAAGGCAGTGTTTTTGAAAACATAAACTCAGCCAGCTCAGCTATACAACAAGAGGTTTCTGCGGGATTTAGTAATTGGTTCCCCTATCTGACTTTATTGGGAACAGATGTAACGCTAGACCCTGTAGATGGTCACTTAAATGTGGTAATCAATTATAAGTACGGTTCTTCTGCGAACCCTGAGACTATAAGTATTAAAACTGATATTCTTAGCCAATCTGGTGATGTAATAACGGAGGTACCATATGGCAACCAATAATTACGTTCCTTCGGTGGATTACACCTCTAGGGATTACTCGTCAATCCTATCGGATATGACAACCCTCATTCCCGCCTTTTCACCTGCGTGGACCAACCGTGACCCTGCCGACTTTGGCATGACCATGCTAGAGCTCTTTGCCTATATGGGCGATCTTCTCAACTACTACATTGACCGCGCGGCAAATGAATCATTTATTACCACAGCTACCCAACGACAGAACGTGTTAAGACTAGCTAATTTACTTGGGTATACCCCAGTCAACACCATTGCTTCAACTGTGACTCTTACATTTCAAAACTCAACCTCATCCGCTATTACAGTGCCAGCGCTAACAAAAGTAGCTACCTCTTTAGTGGCCAATGCTGCAACTGCTCAAATTATATTTGAAACAAATACCGATGTCACTGTTCTAGCAAAAGTTGGTTCAACAAACGGTTCAGCCACTGTCATTGCTACTCAGGGAACTACTGTTTCTGATGAAATCCTTGGCGCTTCAGACGGAACAGCAAATCAAAGTTTTCAATTAAGCAACACTTCTGTAATTAACGATTCTGTTCAAATTGCAATTAACGGTGTTGAATACCAAAAAATTGAATATTTAATTGATGCCAACAGCTATGACCCAGTATTTTCTGTGGTAACAAATGCTGAAGGTATCACTTATGTTGTTTTTGGCGATGGTGTAAGTGGCCGCATTCCTCCTAATGGTGTGCAAATTTATGCAACATACCGTGTAGGTGGCGGCACTATTGGTAACGTTGCTTCCAATACCATTAAATATATTATCAGCGTTCCTTCTGGAACAATTCCTGCTGGCTTAACAGTAGCTAACCAAGACATTAGCGTATCTGGTGATGGCGCGGCAACTGGGGGTTCAGATGAGGAATCAACAGATTCTATTAGAATTAATGCTCCACTAAGTATTAGAGCTATCAATAGAGCTGTATCACTGACAGACTATGCTTACCTTGCCGTCCAAACTACAGGGGTATCTAAAGCTATTGCTTCAGCAGACGTCTACACATCAATAACTTTGTATTTTGTTCCTTCTGGTGACCCAGGAGTTCAATCAGATAACGTTACCCCAAGCGCTGTTTTTAATAACACTGTGCCTAAAGTACTAGCAGCATTAATTGATAAAGCCCCAGCAAACACCACTATTACATTTCAACCACCTACATACGTGGGAGTAAATTTAGTAGTTAGCATTACAGTTGGAACGCAGTATAAGCAATCTTCTGTAACAGCAAATGTGACTGCTGCGTTAAATAACCTATTTAATATAAATAACGTTGTTTTTAATGACACAATCTCTATTTCTGATGTGCATGCGACAGTGTCATCCGTTGATGGGGTTGCCTACCAACAGCTTCAAAAGCTAGTCAGAGCAGATAAAGATCAAACTTTTACTATTAATAATAAACTTTTGTCATCAAACACTGCAACTTTGACTACATCTGTAAATCATAATTTAACAGTAGGTCAGACAATATCGGTAACCAACGTAGATGCTACATTTAATGGAACGTTTGTTGTAACAGCTGTAACCTCTAACACATTCTCATACGCACTAGTAGCTAGCCCTGTAAGCTCTACATCTGCATCTGGTTCTGTTACAGCCCTTACAGTAAACGATATTGTCTGTACTACTAATGAAATTCCAACATTGTATTCAATCCCTAATATTGGAACTTTGACTGTTAATCCTACTGGCGGAATTCTAAGCTAATATGTCACGTTACGGTATTGATTACTATGGTGTTGGTTATTACGGTAGTGATAACCCTATTAAGTATGATGCTGCACCCTTTACCGCAAAACCATACAAACAAGGAAAAATACTTTTAAATTGGGCTGATCCTACTGGTGATTGGTCTGAGTTAATTATTGTAAGAAATTCTTATGGATTTTCAATAGATGCGTGGGATGGCACAAGGATTTTAACTGCGTATAATGGTGCCGATCCTGTTATCTATATTGATGAGAATGGTCTAACTCAAGGTAACTTCTACTATTATTCTATATTTGTATTCAGCACTGTTCAATATTCTTGGGTTAATGCTGGTAGTGCTTTTGCTTTATCTGTTAAAGACCATGGCAATACCGACAAACTCTACAACTATCTTCCAGAAATTTACAAAATATCTCAACCATATTCAGCTACATCAGACTGGTACAACCCAGACCTGTATGCATTTTTAGGAAACTTTGGTTTTGAGTTGGATTACGAACAAAGTTTAATTGAAAACTTGATTAATAAGTATGATGTTCAAAAAGTAAGCGGTTCTTTAGTACCGACAATGATGAACCAATTTGGCCAAACCTATGAACCAGCAATTGGTTTACAACAAAACAGAATCATACTAAAAGATGCAATAACTTTAACTAAAGAAAAAGGTTCTAAAGACGGACTTATTGGATTTATAAAAGACTTTACTGGTTGGGGTATACCTGTACCTATTAGTGGCACCCCTAACCCTAGCGTTAACGGAATTACTGTGGGCCATAACATAATGCTTGATTACAACGACTCTTCATTTGAAGAGGGTATTGGGCACTGGGTATCTACCGATGGCACCGCTGACTTAGACCACCTTAAAGTATTTAATATAAAATCTTTGTCAGTTACCTCTAACGTAGCTACTTTAATTATTGGTCCACATAACTATGACGTCAGCAACAAGGTAGTAATTAGTGGACTATCTTTGCCTTTGTTTAATAGCGCTACCCCTGTTACCTTAACCGCGGTTGATCAAAATACATCTATTAGTTTTAGTATTACTACAGCTGATTTTTCTTCAGTATCTGGGTATAACGTATCTACAGGAGCCTATGGGTTAGTGACCCCATACCCAGCACCATGGGTAGAACCAACCGCACCAGAACTGTTTCCTAATAAAGCTAGCGGAGTGTTTTCTGTATATAACTTATCTACTAGCGCCCAAACAGTTAACACCTATTGTGGTGATGACGCTCCTATTACTAAGGGAATCCCTGTAACCGCTGGAACTCAATACACATTTAGCATCTACGCGGCTAAAGGAGCCACGGCTCGTACCGTTACTGCAAAGATTAAATGGTTTAACCGTTTTGGTGTTTATCTATCTACGTCCTCTGGCACTGAGGTCTCTGACAACACTGCTACCTTCTCTAGCTCTTATCGTCCATCAGTAACTGCTTCAGCTCCTACTGGTGCCTACTATGCCTGCCCTGGTATTTCTATAGCATCTGTGGGCGGCTCTGCCAGCAATGAACACCATTACTTTGACGCGGCTCAATTTGAGGTTGCGTCTTCTGCTACCTCTTTTGATGAAGCTCGCCAACTACACCTTATCCTGCGCGCTAATAGAATCAATGAACTATTAAACCCACACTTTGCATCCCCAATTACTCCGTGGAATGCAGCCAATGCTTCAACCTCAGTAATAAATACTTATGAAGAACCAAATGTAGATTTATTTACAATTGCCTCAGCCAGTATCTCTACCAATGTAGCAACAGTGACTTTGACTAATCCTCATAGTTACCAAATTGGACAAACCGTTGTTATCAGCGGGGTCACAGGCACAGGAGCCTCAAACTACAATGGTGTAAGAACCATCACTGCTGTAACTCTAACTACCTTTACCTATTCTGTAACGGCTAGCAATTCAACTGTTACTTCGGGTGTTGTGTACAGAACAGGAAACTCATTAAAGCTGACTGCCACTGGCTCTTCAGTATCCGTGTCTTCTTGGGATGGCTCAACTACATCTGAGCTTATGGGAATCTATTACCCAAATACTTCTTACACATTTAGCGTTTATGCTCAAGCAGGAACTGCTGCTGAACATGTAACAGCCAAGATCAACTGGTATGACACCAGCTACTCATTGATTAGTTCTTCAGTAGGAACCTCAACCGCGGTCTCTACAACAACTTGGGCGCGCCCTTACGTGATTGGAACAGCCCCAGCTACAGCTGCTTATGCCAGCGTAGAACTTGATTGGGCAACTACTTCTGGAAACATATTAGTTTTAGACGAAGCACTCTTTGAAAACAATGGACAAGTTTTAGATTACTTTGATGGCTCTAACGGTAACGGAACTGTTTATGACTTGTTTTGGGAAGGTGGCGTACCAAACGCTGCTCGTAGCCACTATTACAAAAATAGATTTTCAGTTCAAACAAGATTGTTTGGAGCAACACTAAACGCTGAACTGCCTATGGGCTCTACAACGGCAGTGTACATAGCACAACCACAGACGTAGTACTATTACGCCATGTTTAACTTATTTCTTGTATCAATGGCGGTAGCGTTTTTTCTTGCTCTTCTACAACCAATAGCGGAAGTCCTTGAAATCTTTACTAGTGCTATGGCAGTCAATGCCATTTTTGCGGTAGGACTTTCCTTTGGTGGTAATGCCCTTATCGGATTTCCTGTTAAAGAACTAATACTCAGGGCAGTAGCCTGCGCCTTCTTAAGTAGGGTTCTATTGACTGGGGCAGAGCGACTTTCCACCTATCGTCCCGCTGTGATTAGACAAAAGTAAACTTTGTGCTAATGTAGGCCTCCCCTAACAGGAGGTCCTATGGACAAATATTATGTGATGGTAGCTGGTGCAGGAAGCACCAGTCGGGCTAACGTAGAAGCCCTTATAGATGACTACGTATATGCAAATGGACAAGATGTAACTTTCTTGCTTCCTTATGAAACATCCCCCGCGCCTGGACAAGTGTTTATTAGTCAATGGGCAAAAGATAAAAGCAAAGATGTTGTTATCTTTTCCAACGAGGGTGCAAAGCATGATGGCATCTCTTCAGCCAGCATGATTGAAACAGATAATCCATTAGAAGAGGCTTGCAAGTTCGCGGGTAAGGTTAAGACCGCAGGGTTTGTACTATGGAACAAAGACGAACCTAACAACGAACTGCTAGACACTATGCTCCAACACAACATAACCCCTTATGACCTAAGTGAGGGTTTAAATAAAATTTCCCCCACCCCAGAACATGTGGTTACAAAGGGGGAGGAATTAATTGAACCTGCCTTAGAGCCTGATATAGACATGGAAGAGATAATCAAGCGAGTCACCGAAGCTGTGGTAGCCCAACTACTACCCTCTAAAAAGGCTTCTAAGGGGCCTAAGACGTGATTACAGCCCGCGCCCTAGGGGTTTACCTGTATCTCTATGCCTCAGGAGCCTCCATAAGCGCTGAGGGCCTTTCCAAGGTATTTGGGGAAGGCAGAAATTCCATGAGGTTGGCTCTTAAGGAGCTGAAGGACTACAACATGATCTCTTCTAAGAAGGAGCGGATTGGCAACAGAATTATGACAGTAAATCGCCTTGTGGAGCCCAATCTCTGGCGACCAGAAGTTGGTCATCTGATACAGCAGACACAGCTGAATAGCTATTTAAACTTAAATGCATATTCATATATAAAGCAAGAAAGATTACTTGGGGAACCCAAGGAGGGAATGATGGATAACGAATTTAGAGCGTTAAGCTATGAGAGCGAAGAGGATGAGCTAAGAGCCAAGATTCGCAAGGAGCGCGAACGCAAGAGTGCCGAATACGCTCTGGCCAAGGAGCAAGAGCACAACAGAAAGCGCGAAGCCAAGATGAGCAAGTTGCCGATTGACTGGACTACAGACGAATCGGTAAATGAATTTGCTAACCGCATGGAAGGCATGTGGCACGTGACCCCTTGGAAAGTTGCGCGGACAAGGTTTCGTGGCGCTTTTGGTCAGGCTCGCAAAACTCACGGCACCACAGGTGATATAGAGTTAAAGATGATGGATAGATTCTTTGCAGGTCTAGAGCACAATAAGCACATCAACGACCCTGAGATAATTTGGAAAATGTTTATCCGCGACTTTGGTAGTCTGTTGTTGGATGTAGAACGTAGTACAGTCACACCTGCAGATATCGCAGCAGCCGAAGATATTTCAGACAAGCAGTGGGAGAAGTATTAATGTTTGAAGTCAATGACTTAAAACCAGTTCGTAAGATTTGGGTACGCGTTGCAAACATTCCTGAAGCAAGACTTGGTTGGACTTTAGATGACTGCACAGAAGTTGACCCAAAAAAGATGGAACGCATTCGTCAGTGGATTGACTATGTTAAATCTGGAGATGTAATCCGCGCATCAGGTAATAAACGTTGCGGTAAAGGTTTACTTCTTTGGGGAGAGCCTGGTCACGGAAAGACAACTCTTTCAGTTTCTTTAATACAAGAAATTATGACTACGTTTCCTATTGAACCTTTTAAAGTTGATAGCGGAAAAGTTCTTAACCGCCCATGTTATTTTGCAACCTTCAATGATATCTTAGCGTTGAAAGGTTTAACTATTGAAGGTGTTGCTACTGATGACCAAGAGACTTTGTTTCAAGGCATGCTTGGAGAATGCAAGAATGATGCGTATAACATCAGAGTTTTAATTATTGATGACCTTGGCAAAGAACACACCTCATTGTCAGGTTGGCAGAGCAGCATGCTTCACCACATCTTGCGCACACGTTTTAACCACGGATTGCCTACTATAGTTACCACTAACATTAAGTTAGAGAACTGGGCTAGCGAATATGGTGACGCTACAGAAAGTTTTGCTAACGAAGCGTTTTATTATTTACCTATAGCTGCTACGGAAGATTTAAGAAAGTGAGGAACGAAGTGCAGGCGTCAAGGTTGGTACAGGTATTCTTAAGCCAAGCCCACACACCTGGCCCAGGTATCTATGAGGTTACCTCAGAT